TACCCTGTAGAAAGATCATTTGGTACTGAAATACTAAGCCATGACGAGGGTGCAATAGATTTCAGTAGGTTAAATGGAGGGGTTGCGCCAGTGTTATGGAATCATGATATGGATCAAGTAATTGGAATTGTAAGAAATGCATATTTAGATAAAGAAAAGAAAAAAGGTCGTGCAGTTGTTGAATTAAGCAGAAATGCAAAGGCACAAGAAGTAAAAAGAGACATAGATGACGGCATTTTATCGTCAATTAGCGTAGGTTATCGCATTTTAGAGATGGAAGAACGTGAAATAGATGGTAGTAATGCATTTTTAGCTACAAGATGGGAACCACATGAAGTTTCTGTAGTTGCATCACCTGCTGCACCAGATGTAGGTATATCTAGAGGATTAATTGATGAAAACACTATGCCTAGTGTAGAAAAACAAGATATAGTAAACAGTAAG